GCTGACGTTGATACCTTCAGACAGAATAGAGTGGTGGATAACTACAAACTTCTTGGTAGCATCTTTGCCCCAAGTGTTCAGTGTGTTGAAGAACTCTTCGCGGTTGACTTTCTTGCCATCGATGATTGCACCTGTCTTAGATGTAATCGTCATCCAAGAATATCCACGCCGAGCAAGTTCAACGCAGAAATCAGACTGAGAAATAAGACCCATAATCTGCTTTGTGGTGCGAGCACAAATCAGAGTCTTGTCGATGTTGTTGTCATCAATTGTTTCCAGCAGGTTATCACAATCCTCTGCATACATGACCTTGCGACCTTTCACCAAAGGCAGTTGCTTAACTACAACTTTGGGAGGAAGAATGTAACCACCTTCAACCAACTCAGGTGCAGGAATGTTGGCAAGAACCTGACCATAAACAAAACCCCAGTTCATGCCTGGTTTCTTCACTGTGAGAGAATGTTTGGGGGTTGCAGTATAAAAATAGCAACGATCTGCGTTCTCTGCAAAGTATTCAGTAGCAGGGAAAAAGTTACGCTTGACGCTGTTATGTGCCTCGTCAAAGTAAATAGTATTCACCTCAATATCAGCATCGACGATACGCTGAAGAGAATTGTAAGAGGTAAAGATAATAACATTCTCGCCTGCTGTCCGTGCAGTGGAAGCAAACATGTGAATTTTGTCTGCTTTGGTGCTACTAAAGTGATGAGTCTCACCACTATGAACGTGCATAATGTGAGTGTTGGAAGTATCAATAACCTCCAAGAACTCAGAGCACAGTTGTTCTGCCAAAAGAATACGGGGAGCAACAACAACTGTGGTGGTGCCGTTGTTGATAGCATCATGACGACGCTGAGTGTCAACAATCATGGTGAGAGTTTTGCCACCACCCGTGGGCACAATAATCTGACCTTTGTTGTATGCAAGCATACGATCAGCGATACGTTGCTGATGTGGACGAAGGGTGAGCATGTATCTCGTATCAATGAATATAATATACAGAAAAACACCACCCCGGTCAAGAGGTGGTGGACAGAACAAAAAGTGTCACACTTTGACAATTAGAATCTCGTGAGACTCTTTTTTGTTATGATCTACGCCACGTTCTTTCTTATACTTACCAACTCTTGTTTCTCCTGCTTGATATGAATAATGCCATTCGGGATAGTATAACTCAAAGTCAGAATAGTATTCACGGATTGTTTCACAATTATTGTAAGAGAGAATAAAACTACCTTTGTGATTGTGTAACTGATCTCTCAACTTTTCATGATCAAATCCTTTGTGATGAACATCAATGTTGCAGTTAGGATACATCCCCTTCAACATTTTGTTGTCGGAGTCTTTATCCAGATAATATGGAGGATCTAAGTAGATCAAATCATCTGGATAGTTTGGAATAACCTGATCGAAAGTTTGCTCCTCTACATGCAGATTAGGATTGCGATAAGACCTGATGTAATTCACCATCTTATCCCATTTTGTTTGACTTTCGTAGATCTTACTCATCCACCCCATATACATCGGACCATAAGAAAGATTATGGTTGAAGTAGTAATATGCAGCAGCAGTGATGTTATCTAATTGAATTGGTTCACGTTTGTAGTGATCTGTGCTCCAATCTTTGAGCATCTCTTGAGTATAATCCCACCGCACTAAGTTCTCTTTGATCTCAGCATAGTTCTCCTTGGTAGGAGTCAACTTTTGAAGTGCATCTGCAAACTCATTAGGTGAATCTAACAGTACATTCCAGAAGTTTACGAGTGCATGAAAGATGTCAAATCCATACACGGGGATGTCAAGTTCTGATGACCACTTTGATTCTAAAGAACCTCCCCCAATAAAGGGGGAGATGATTCGCTTAGGATATGGAAGTTTGGGAATATATTCTGTGATGATTTTATATGCCTTGGACTTACCACCAGCATAGCGAATCGGTGTCTTCATACTCTAGGATCTGCAAATTTACTTGAAATTTTGACTGCATCAGCAATAGTTTCCTTTCCGATGCGATACGCAGCAGCGAAACCTTGGGCATCAGCATATTCTGCATACTTATCTAGGATATAGTATAGCACATAACGATTAGATTTTCTATCTGTATATGGTTTTACCAATCCATCTTGAGAGATTATCTGAGATAGAATTTTGGTAACATAATCATAGAAGTTCTTCTTCCTTCCATTAGTCAAAGTGTCAATAAACTCTTGCAACAAGACTATAGAACGAAGTGCAGTTCCATTTACATATTTTGCTTTTGGAAATAACTTTTTCCAAAGATTGTAACCTTTCAGAATTTTGCCAAAATTATCACTATTATAATCAACTGTCATGAACCAAAATTGGTAGAAACCTTTCAGTTCCATTGGAGGATTTTTCTTATTATCCTCATCATCTTCATCATCACGAACAGCACCAAATGTTCCATCAACAACAAGATCTAAAGACATGAGAACTTGTTGGACCCACAGTGCTTCAGGTACTTTCCAGACAACTCCGGCACGGATCTCCTCTAATTTTGTGAGTTTCTTTCTAAAGGTATTGAGTTCCGTAAAAATTTGTGCCTCTGCTTCTTCACATTGCTGAAGAGTATACCCCTCAGGATGCCTAATAACAGCACACATATACGGATCTTCTACACCACTTTGAAGATACTTGATGCCCTTGTGTTGTCCATCAATAACTCTCGAACCACGTTCTGATTCGGGAACAGAGTCAGGACGAACGGCAATAACCATTGGGAGAAGTAATGACCAATTCATTTGTCCCTGCTTTTTAATCGAGGAAGCAGAAATCAATCTTTGGTATTTTTCTTCGGGAACAAGTGCCAACACCTCAGCGCGTGTCAGTTCAATGTATTCCAGTTTGTTACCTATTGCACCAGTTGGTACATTTAGATAGGCAAATTGTAGAGCAAGTTGCCCCAGTGTCTTAGACATGATGATACCTCTTTGGTATTAGTTTGAAAATTTTCAAACTAGTTTGAAAAATTACTGAGTTCTTCGCAGAGAACGCAGGTAGACACCCTTTGTGTCTACAAGTATTATATAGCAGAGATTTTTATTTGTGTCAACTACTTAGTCTTACGATCAATTTGGTGTCTTCATTAGTTCTTGATTAACTCCAGTCTTCCTTCTTGAATGTACTTAGGCCATGGTTTGTTTGCCTCCTTGAAGTTCCACTCAGGGAACTTCTCCTCAATCGTAACATAGTCATTAAGACATTTGCGCTCCATCTCCTTAAATGCACTGATCTTCTGCGTTTCTTTGTTAAACAGACCAGTAACCTGCGCTTCAACCTGTTCAGATTGGATCAGATATACTTCAACTTTCTTACCGAGAGCAATTTGTTCTTGAATAAGAACATTGATTCCGTAAGTACGATCAGATGGACGACCAGAATTGCCGCTACAATATGAACTCCAGGTGCCACGAATACCACCACCTGCTTGACTACCACCAATCTTGTAGATAACATCATCAACAGCGATGATATACACACGACCAGCAGGATCCTTGAGCATTGACTTAGGGACACTGCTATCCCACAGCATCTTGAGTGCTACTTTAGTTTTAGAATCGGTGTTGAGTACAACCTCAGCAACCCTGGTAGCAGTTGCGATGTGAGAAGCGTTCATGCGTGCTTGTGTCGATGTAGATAGTATAAAGCACAGAGATACCCCTAGGAGCACCTCTATGCAACTTGTTCAACTGTCTTGGTCTTCCTCTGTCTCCTTCTTAATAGAAACTTTCGGACCTTTCTGCACTCGGTCTACTTCATAAAACCATGCAACTCGTTCCTTTCGTGCTTGCAACAGCATATCATATTGTTCCTGCTGTTCTTTAGTGAAGCGGAAATCTTGATCTCGCCATTGTTGACGGAGCTCCTGCATGTGAGGCAGAACGTTGACGGTATCAGTGGGAAAATTCATTTCAGTAGTCAATGTTGGAGTTCAGATAGTCATTTACGTTGAACTTTTCTTCTTCAATAAGATCAGAGAGATCTTCACTCACATAGTCAAAGTTCACAAGTTCTTCGACTTGTTGTTCGCTCAAATAAGAATCCATCG